ATAGACGATAAAATGTTTAATCTAAATACAGTGAATAATATAATGGAAAGGGAATTGCCATGAGTGAAGAAAATATTTTGAAATTTGCAAAAAAACAAGGATATGATGAAATATCTTACATTGGTAAATGGCGAGGATATGACGTGTATGAACCGATGTTTGAATCAGAAGAAGTTGCATTTGTAGGATTGCCTTATGTTATTTTAGTCAAAGAAGATGAAATAAGAATGTCTACTCCAAAAGAATCATTAGAGCAATTAAACGAAATGAATTAATGAAAGTGGTGAGCCATGAAAATTATAAAGAGTGATGCAGAATTAGAGTTAATCACACTTTACCCTTTGGGCGATTGGCATTTAGGCTCTGAGCATTGCGATGTTAAACTTATAAATAAACAAATCAAAGAAATTAAAAATGATAAAACAGCACGAATTATATTAATGGGCGATTTAGCCGAAACTGCAACAAAAGAAAGCGTTGGAGCAGGAGTATATGAGCAAGAGCAAAACGCACAACAACAAATGATGCGAGTTAAGAATCTATTATATGATGTTCGTCATCTTATCGATGGAGTAGTAACAGGAAATCACGAGGAACGTATATATAAAACAAGTGGCTTTGATTTATCGTTATATCTTTGTCAGATGCTCGAAATCGAAAATAAGTATATGCGTTATCAAGGGATTGTAGGTTATGTCATTGGCAAACGGTCATATTTAGTTAATGTATGGCATGGCTCGGGCAATGGCGGAAGTGCAGGAACTTCACTAAATAGATTGCAAAAGCAAAGTGAATATGTACTAGCAGATATTTATTTGATGGGACACGTGCATAAAAGGCAAGTCCATACAAAGCAGATGATAATCCCGAATCCAAAATACGAGAAAAAAGAAATCATAATGCAATATTTTGTGGCGACAGGCTCATCTCTTGACTATGAAAACTCATACGCAGAAAGTGCAGGGATGACACCAAGTCAAAAGGGATTCACGAAGATTAAAATGTGGACTGAACGATATCATGTGAGTGAAGTTCAGGAAAGGCAGAAACGAATAGAAGTTATTATATGAGGTGATTAGATGGCTTCGGAAACAATGCGAAACTCAATACAGGAACGCGGATTTGCTCGCAAGACGATGGAGTTTGAACACAGTAAAATCCATGACGGTAGAGGATATGATGTTGATATAGAATTTACCTTAACAGGCACAACATCTCTTTATTATCATCTTGAAACTGGAATTTATAATTGCCATTTAAAAGATTTTGAATTAACAACAAACAAACCCGAAGTAAAAGCATGGTTATATGTCAATCCTACAGTTGCAAAGTCAACATCTCCACAGCAAGTAACAATTTATAATAGTGACCATACATCGAATAATACAAGCAGTTTAAAGATTTACACTAATTCAACAGTTACAGCAGATGGAACAAAAAGAAAAGTTTATTATGTTGTCGGTTCAACAGGAGTCGGGCAAACAATGGCAGGTTCTCAAAATAGTTATGACATGTGGGAATTTATCACAAAAAAGAATGAAAATTATTTATTAAAGATTCAGCGAATTGTTGCAGATGGAGACACAACAGGATTATTGCGCTTAAAATACTATGAAGAAACTCCGACGGGGGTAATATGATATGCCATTACCAAGACCAAAACGAGAAGAAGATGAAGAATCATTTTTAACAAGGTGCATGAGCGACGAAGTTATGATTGATGAATTCGGGAAGTTGGAACAGCGATTTGCGGTTTGTGAAATACAATGGGAAACTTTCGAAGATGAAATGGAAGAAGATGACGAGTTAGAAGATATAGAAGAAGAATCAGGAAATATCGAGGAAGAAATAGATGACAACGAATTAATATTTATGATAAATCAAATTAAAAAAGTTACGAATTTCCCGCAACACGGAGATGATGAAACAGTATCATTAACAAATTCTAAATACGAATTATTTCCTCTTGAATTTGCGGAAAGGATAAAGGAAAAATATCCGAAGGTTTGGAGTTTGGGCGGTAATATTCTCGGTAATGAACAGTATCGTCATCTATATGATATTAGAAAAAATAAAATTCCTACAGACCAATTGACACCAAGACAAAATGAAGCGATAAGGCTAAGGGAAGCGTGGAGCGCTAGACATTATGAGAATTTGCGACCCGCAGGAGTAATTGCACAAATGAAATGGCACACAGTCGGTTCAAGAGGTTTGGAGTACATGAAAAATCTTATGAATGAAGAAATTAAAAAAAGATACGGAGATGATGCATGATGGACTTCAAAGCCATTAAATTTGAAACTAAGGCACTCAATGATAATGAGTTCGAAGGCTACGCAAGTTTTTTTAATAACATTGACGCATACGATGACATCATCGAACGCGGTGCATTTAAAAAGACTATTGCAGAAAATAAAGGACGCATTAAAGTATTGTGGCAACATGATGCTTCTGAGCCAATTGGAATTCCAAAGGAAATGATTGAAGATGACAATGGTTTATATGTCAAAGCCAAAATAAGCATGACCGATACAGGCAAGAAAGCAATGACACTTATAAAAGATGGAGTCATTACTGAAATGTCGATAGGTTATGATGTGGTCAAAGATGATTATAAAATGATGGGAAATCGTAGAGTTAGAATGCTTAAAGAAGTTCGTTTGTGGGAATTTAGTCCTGTAACATTCGCCGCCAATGACAAAGCCAAGATTATGAAAATGCGCTCATTGCTAGAGAACGTTAAAAATGCTAATATGGATATGGTAATTGAATATATCAAATCACTTGAAAATCAGCCGCCAATAGGCACTGACGAAATCGAGCCGAATACGATAATTGAAATCATAAAAAAGTTGAAAGGTTGATGAATGATGTCTATCAATGAAGTTCAGAAGGCAATTGCAGACGCAATTTCTAATGGCGTCAGTAAGGAAGATTTGAAATCGCTTGAAGTGAAATTTATGGAGATGCTTGATGCACGCAACAACGACCAAAAAGACGTTGATGCAATGTTTTCAAAGTATCAAACAGAAATGGAAACAAAGCTAGCGAGTCTTCAAGCAAGTCAGCCAAAAGCAGGATTCGTTGGAGTGCAAAAAAAGGATTCGTTCGGCGAGTTCCTTGTAAAAGTTCGCAACAATGATGCCGAGCTTAAGGCGTTCACTCGTAAAAATCTAGTTGAAAATACCGGTGACCTTGGCGGTTATCTTGTACCAGATGAATTTTTAAATGAAGTTCTTCGAGTTCAATTGGAAGAAACAGTAGTTCGTCGCAATGGCGCACGAGTCATTCCAATGAACAGTCCAATTATGAAGATTCCTGCTTTGAATATGGCAAGCAACGCAAGTGGCTCATTATTTGGAGGAGTGACAGCATATTGGAATGGCGAAGCGCAAGAAAAGACAGAATCGAATCCGAAGTTTAAGCAAATCACGCTCGAAGCTAAAAAGCTCATCGGTTACGTTGAAAGCTCAGATGAATTAATTGATGATTCCATTGTTTCGATGGGACAATTGCTTTCGGATGTATTTTCACAAACAATTGCATTTGAAGAAGATGCCGCATTCTTAACGGGCAATGGAGTTAACAAGCCATTGGGTATCATCAATGCAGGTGCAACAGTCACAGTACCGCGCGGAACAACAGGAAGCGTTACAACCGTTGACCTTGTGAATATGCTTGCTAGATTCTATCGTCGTGGTGGAAGTCCTGTATGGGTTATCAATCAAAGTGTATTGCCAGACATCTATAAGCTAAAAGATGAAAACAGCAATTACATTTTGTTGCCTGGCTTTAATGGTAACATCAGTACAGCATTGCCTACTACAATTTACGGAATCCCAGTTGTAGTAACCGAAAAAGTACCGGCAAAGGGTTCTATCGGCGATATTATGTTGGCAGATATGAGATATTATCTAATCGGCGACCGCCAGAGATTGACAATTGAAGAATCCATGCACGTTAAATTCAAATATGACGAAAAGGCTTGGAGATTCGTTCAGCGCGTTGATGGTCAGCCATGGCTTGATAGTGCAATCACACCGCGAGCAGGCGGAAGCACAATTTCACCGTTTGTTATTTTGGGCGATTTTAGCGCTTAAGAAAGGGGACAATGACAATGGAGAGAATCACAGAACGCACTTTATTTACTAGCGCAATTGTCGCTACAGCTTCCACAGTTGCGGCGTCATCTTCCGAGCTTGTCGATATGAAAGACTTTACGGAGTATCTAGCAATCATCTCGCAAGGCGTGGCAACAACAGCAGGAGTTATTACCGTATCGGTGTGGGAGTCCACCGCGGCTACATGGGCAGGGGCAGTTGCTACAAAGCTAAAAGAAATCACAGGCGCATCGCAAACAGCAAGCAGATTCCTTAATGTTAATGTGCTTGAGTCTGAAATCACAGAAGGAAAAAGATATTTAGGAGTTTACGTTGCAAAAGCGGACACCGCTTCAGGCATCGCGGCAGTCGTTGCACGTGATGGAGATAGATATATAGGTTAATCATCTTGGCGTGGATAGATTGCGCAATCGAAAGCGGTTTCCCTGCCGTTTCCACGCCTAAATAAGGGATAACATTAAGGGAGATGTTAATATGTCAAAGGTTCTAATAGGCATTCCGATTCACCGACCGATTGAGTTCAAAGTATTTGAGAGTTTTATAAGGAAAATCTCAAAAAGATTCAATATTCCTTATGACCTTAATCTAATTTTAGAATTTATAAAATTAAATGAAAAAATTGTATTGAATTTAATTAATAACAAGTATGATGACAATTCGATTAAGGAATTTAATGAGAAAGCAATATTTTTTCTTAATCATAAGAATGTGTATTATGAATTTTGCATGGTATCAAATTCTCTCATATATGATGCTCGTGAATATATTGCACATGAATTTGTTAAAAGTGAAAATGATTATTTAATGTTTATTGATAGCGACATGACATTCCATCCAAATAGCGTAGAAATGTTATTGCGTCATAACTTGGAATTTGTGACAGCAAAAGCATTCAAGCGAGTAAAACCATATCAACCATGCTTTTATACTAAATTCGAGTATAAAGACGGAGTACCAGAACTTGAAGCACCTGCACAGTATGGAGAAGGATTATTACCGATAGAAGGCGCAGGGCTAGCATGCGCACTTATAAAACGTTCAGCGTTCGAGAAGATTCAACAGCCTTATTTTTTTCCATTGCCTAATGTTGGAGAGGATTTGACATTCTGCTTAAAACTTAAAGAAGCGGGAGTTAAAATGTATTGTGATACAACATTGCAATTCGGTCATCTTGGACATACGGAAATATTTGAGAAAGATTTCGTTGAAGAATATACCAAGCTAGTGCAAGCGCAAAAGGTGGAGTCATGAAGATACTCATAGGCTCATCAGTAAAGCAGGACGAAACTATTTTTAAGTATTATTTGGAATCATTAGCAAATTTAAAATGTGAACATGAAATAGATTTGTTTTTTATTTTGCATAACTCTCCAGAATTAAAAAAATATTTGAATAAAAATCAATATGAGGAATTTACGAATAAAACGCAATACGAGGTAAACAGTACTCACCATTGGAAAAAAGAAAATCTAAAAGATGTTACAAATATGAAGAATTATTTGTTGCATAAAGCATTGAGTGAAAATTATGACTATTTTTTTCTAGTTGATTCCGATTTAATTCTACATCCAAATACTTTACAACATTTAGTAATGCAGAATCAGCCAATAATATCCGAGATATTTTGGACAGCATGGAACCCTGGTGAAGAGTTGATGCCGAATGCGTGGGATTATGATTTTTACGGATATGGCAAAGATAAGGATTGGCGCAAGTACAAGCAAAAGGAAATATGGAAAGTTGGTTATAGCGGAGCATGCATATTAATTCGTCGTGATGTGATTGAGTCAGGCGTTAATTATAATCCGATTCACAATGTATCGTTCAGCATGTGGGAAGATAGAGCATTCTGCATTCGAGCCGCAGTACATGGCTATCAAGTTACGATGGATACGCATTATCCTGCTACTCATTTATATCGCAAGGAGGATGTCAAACAGTATGAAATACATCGTCAAGCACAGATTCCACAGCAAATCAGATAATAAAAACTATTTAGCAGGCGAAGAATATGAAACAAATGACATCGAGCGTGCGAAATATTTAGCTACTCTTGGATTGCTTGAATTTGAAACAGATGAGATTGAATATGAAACCAAAGTCATAAAAACAAGGGGGAGGAAACATGTTAACAGAGAGTTGGATTAGTCAATTTGTTACAGTCTCCGAAACCGAGCCAACATATGAGCCAGTCACAGTAAACGAAGCTAAAAATTATTTTAAAGTTGATGACACAACAGATGACGCTTTAATTGCGCAGATTATCAAGACGGCTAGAAAGATGATTGAAACACAAGCATCATTAGCTTTTCACCGCAGAACAGTCACACAAAAGCAAACAGGCGGAATTGAAACATTGGACGCATTGCGAATCCCTGTTTTTTCCGTAACATCGTTGCAATATGCAGAAAATTTCGATAGCACGTATGAAACCATTGACACAGATGAATATAGACTTGCAGGAAATAAGCTATTTCATGATGATTATAAATTCAAGCGCGGCAGGGATGCCGATGGTTATGTAATAACCTATGTGGCGGGAATGGTTGCAGATGCAACACCAAGTACGTTAAACAATGATATGAAAATAGCCATATTACGAGTAGCGGCTTTTCTTTATGAAAATCGTCAAGAATATGCTCAAGGATGGAGCGAACAAGGTTTCTCTATAAATTATGAATCTAATGGAGTGGCTTTGCTTAAAGATATGATAAATCGCATTGTTAATCCTTATGCAAGTGCTAAGGGGATTTTCTAATGCTTACAATATTAAGGAATAGAGTCACTATACAATCACTCACAACAACAGCAAGCGGCGGAGGAACTTTTATAGAAACATGGTCAACCGTTTCGACCGTTTGGGCAAATGTGCAAGGGATGGCAAAAGAAGAAACTCGTTTTGACAAAATACAACAAATCGACCAATACACAATACGAATGAGGAAACGCGATATAAGCAATCAAAACAGATTAATCTATAAAGGACAAACATTAGAGATTGAATCTGTATTAGACGAAACGCAACAAAGCAAGATGATGACAATTAAAGCGAGGGCGGAAATATGAGTATTCAAATGACCGTCACGAACGTCAATGATTTACAAAATGAATTAAATAATCTTGAAGATAAATTAAAAAAAGAAGTATATGAAACCATCATTGCAATGAGCAGGGTTGAAATTGAAACCGTAGCAAAGAGAGCGGTACCCGTTGATACAGGAAGATTAAAATCAAGCATCATGACATTAACAGAAAAAAGAAAAACTTACACATATACGGATAGACAAGGCAACAGCTATGACGGAAAACTAAAAACTGAACAACCTATTGGATATGAAGTATTGGTAGGAACCAATGTTGAATATGCGCTTAATATACACGAAAAAGGCGGCGGAGGTATAACATCAAAAAGAACAGTTAGAGGACAGAAGCGACCGAAAGGATATGGAAGATATTTTTTGAAGAATGCTTATGATGCCGCAATACCTAAGATGATAACAGCAATAAGAAAAATAAAGGGGATAGAATAATGTCGGCGATGTGGTCAGTTCAAAAAAGTTTATATACCGCATTGGCTTCAAACTCAACCTTTATGACTAAGATAAGTAATAATTTATATGACGAGCCGCCGACAAATCAGCAATATCCTTATGTGACAATAGGAAGCATGACCGAAGCAAATCAGAATAGATTGAATAAATC